GAGAAGTTACAGGTTCCAGATGGTTGATGTTCCTCAGGTCTAAGGGCGAATGAGTACACGTTGATACCCTCATCAGGAGATCTAGTGTGTGCTTGGTAAGGTTGGACCCATGAGAAGTAAGAACCTTCACGCTCAGAGAATCTGTCTTGACCGTTCAATTGCAACTTAGCAGTAACAACTGGGTTTTGTCCCCAACAGTGCATGTCAAGAGAGGTTTCGGAAAGGACAAAGGTTCCTGCATCAGAGACACCAGAGTTATCAACATGAGATCCAGACTCTTGAAGAGCCTGGGCAGCATCAGGTGATAATCCGTCGGTGTTGACTGGTACATGAGGTCCACCCATGTTTGGTTCGTTGTATGGGTTGGAAGGTCCGTGCCAGTATCCGGTAAATCCTTCTCCTGGGATGTAGTCAAGAGCTCCTGCATCTTGGAAAAGACCACGTGCATCGATGAATGCTCTGGAATCGGCAGCGATGGATTGAGGTCCTCCGAAAGCGTGGATTGCGTTGGGAAGTGCATCAATAGCATCAGTATAGTTGAATGGTTGTGCACCAAGAACCTTGAAAAGAAGAGCATCACAAGTCAAAGATGAACAGTAATCAACGTTCTGATCGGGTTGGACAACCCAGATAAGTTCCTTAACAGGATGGTTGAAGTTCAATTTGATTTTGTTACTTGAGGAACCAACAGATTCATCACCGGTGAATTGAAGTTGGGTGATCAAGTACTCATGAGGATTTTGTGCCATTCTGCGTCTTTCATCGGTATCAAGGAATACGTAGTCGACGTAAAGAGAAGCAGCAACCAGAGATTGGTTGTATGCGATGGTGGCAGGGACAGGTCTTCCTGCGTTGTATTGTCCTGCAGCACCAGAGTATGGGGAAGTGTTACAGTTAAGAGTAGTAACTGCCCACAAGCACTCATCAATTGGGCGAATATCAAGGTTGATCTTGACTTCGTGGTATTGAAGAGCAATCAAAGGAAGAGCAAGTCCTGGGTTTTGGCAAAACCAGAATTGAAGAGGGACATAAAGAGTAGTTTCAGGAAGTGCGTTTCTGGGGGCACACACTTGTCTTGGTGCTTCAGAATCACAAGGACTTTCGACATCAGAAAATGAAGGATCGGTGATGAAGGTAAGTTGAGTAGTGTTACCGATCATCTTGAAGTATCCTCTAAGTTGTTCAGAAGTCATGGTAAGTTGGTTCCAGATGTGCATCCAGTCACCATATTGTCTGTCGATTCTTTGACCTCCGATTTCGACTTCAACTTGGGCGACCAATTGCTCACCAGGGAAATCCAACCAACGGGCATAGACGCCAGTGTTTTCACCAGTAGTGTAGTTTCCAAGACCCATAAGTTGGTTGATCTCAGGAAGAGTGACTTGAAGATAAGTTCTGTAGGCAAGATCACCGTTTCTACTGATGACACATTGGACACGTCTACCGAAATCGGCTTGTCCGTTGAAAGTTTGTTCGATTGCTTCAATAGCAAAATTAGTATAACGTCTGTAAGTTACTTTCCAGAATGTAATTTGAGGATTACCAGTAAGATATACATCTTGAGCACCATAGGCAACTAATTGCATTAAACCTCCACCCATTTTTTATAATATTGCTAAAGAAAAAAAAACTTTTATTTTAATTTAATTAATAATTAAAATAAAATCATCTAATATTTGTGATTATTACATAATATTCACGAAACATATGTAGTATTTATGGTGTTGTTATGAATATAAACTAGTATATTTCTATATTTTCATGTTACTTTTAATGAAATTAGTGATGAAATCATCATTATATACTTCCATTTTATTCTCATGTTTCTTCTTGAATATGTATGATTTGTTCTGTTTTTTGACCTCCCACCCTTCCTCTAGAGCATTATATAATAACATCATTTTCTTAAATAAACAAACATCCATCTCATAATTACTATCAATTTTACTATTAAATATTTCTGTATTTTCCATTATTATAATGAAAAGAAAAGTTGAACATAAATTCAAACTTGTTCTAAATAATATATATTTTTTTTTTGAGTTAAATAGAATATATATTTTATAGTATAAAAATTAATATGAATAATTCTTTTAAACCTAAACCTAGTAAACAGATAAAATTAAATAAGACAGCTATCACACTAGATAATACTCATCAGGATTTTTTAAAAGAATTCAGCAAAGATTATGATGAAAAGATACCTAAATTGAAGATGGAAAAAAGAAAGGTTAAACATAGATTGGCAAATGTAAAATCTTTGGAGGATAAACTTAATTTACAGGATAAGTTGAAAGAGCTAAATACCGAAATTAATAACTTGAAGGTAAAAAAGAAAGAATACTTCCTAGATAATTCAAATTATATTTTTGAATACTTTGAAAATAAGAAAAATATATCTTCTACTGCTAACAATAATAATAATAATAATAATAAAAATACATTAGTGAACAATTTTTTCAAAATAAAAGATAATGCTAAAGATGATTCGGATAATGAAGCAAGAAATAATATTGTTCACAAATATCTGTATAATGTAAATAAAGATGAGTTTTTAAATATGAATGCATATGTCAAGTCAACAGATGTATGTCAATATTGTTCAAAGGGTGAAATGATACCTATGGAAGACGAAGGAATAATGGTATGTAATTTGTGTGCAAAGATGGTTACATATTTATTAGAGAATGATAAACCTTCATATAAAGAACCACCAAATGAAGTCTCTTTTTATGCATACAAAAGAATAAATCATTTTAAAGAAATCCTGGCACAGTTTCAAGGTAAGGAAACAACCCAAATACCTCCAGAAGTTATCGATAATATTAAATTACAAATCAAAAAGGAAAGATTTGAATTAGATGAAATAACCAATAGCAAAACAAAAGAAATATTGAAGAAATTGGGATATAATAAATACTATGAACATATACAGTTTATAAAAGATAAGTTGGGAATCAAACCACCTATAATGAGTCCAGAACTAGAGGGTACAATGTGTAATTTATTCATGGAACTGCAAGCACCGTATTCAAAGTTTTGTCCAGGCGATAGAGTTAATTTCTTGAATTACTATTATACAGCATATAAGCTATGTGAATTATTGGGGGAAACACAATACCTGGAGTTTTTCCCTATGCTGAAAGACAGAGATAAAAGGATTGAACAGGACAATATTTGGAAGAAAATTTGCGAAGAGTTGGACTGGAGTTTTATACCTACCATATAGTCGTGTAAGTACCTTTTTTAAAGTGATGTAATTGCCATTACCGTTAATTAAGGTTTATATGGAAACAATTTCAATAAAGGGGTGTTGAATATAGATTGGTCAGGTGTGTCGCAATTGGCACCATAACCCCTACCATATACTACTCTGTTTCCTCCCTTTAATGTAGTTTTCTTACTTTTTCCGCATTTACTTTTTTTCGTTCCTTTTGTGTTGCTTTTCTTTGCGATTTGAACCACTTTGTGTGTGTCCTTATGCTTTAAATATAAGTTTCCATTTTTAGTACCTTTAACGTAACGTCTTTTGAATTCTGCTGGTTTTTTCTTTTGCAACATTAGCATATCTTTACAGCAAGTTCGGCAACAAGTGTAAAATGTGTATTTATGTCCATCTAGTACTAATGTATGTGGTCTGGATTTAGTGATTGGGGCATACTGATTGCCAACTTGTTTCATATGTGGACATTTATCTGTTGTTGTTCCTCTTTTCAAAGTTTTTGAACGAGTAACAAATTTATTTTTACTTGTCTTATACGTTGTATTCATATACTATAACGTAATATATTATATAAAATATAAAATATTATACACATTTATGAATTATGTTAAGATTAGATCACATAATAAATATAGTATTACTAAACGTATTTAATTCGATAACTAATTGGTTACATTTAGAATCCACCTGGAAATCTAACCATGTTAGCACCAATACCGAATCCAGCACCAGATCTTGCAGTAACACCCATAGTTGGTACATAAGTATCTAAAATACTAAATGTTGCAGCAGCAGTTAGAGCAATCAAAATGATTTCTTCCATGTTTAAAGAACGCTTAGGAATAGCATATGCGGCGATAGCAACCATAAGACCTTCAACTAAGTACTTGATGATTCTTCTAATAAGTTCACTTACGTTTACCGTACCTTTCATTTATTATAATATTTCACTAGAAAAAAAAAGTATACAAAGATTAATTAAATATTAAATATAAGTTTACTAAAAAAAAACTTAAATAATGTACTGTTAATAAATTATAATGGCAGATAATAGTAGTAGTTTTGAAAAAAAAAATATTAACGGTAGACCTAATCCTAAGTATGTAGATTTATTAGATGAGGATAAAGCCATCGCTGGACAAAAATTTACATGTGTATCTTTTATTTCTCCTGAAAATGTCTTGAAACAAAAGGAATTATTTTTCTTTGAAAATTTCCTAAAGAAATGGGATTTCAATAAATCTATGGAGAAATTCGTACAATTTACTAGTTTTCTTTCTTACAAATACAATCTTTCATTCGATGATGTATCAAATGATCTAAAGGAGTTCGTAAAGGAAGAGAAAGAAACACTTAGTAATATCAATATTAATGATGAATACAAAACCTTTGTGGACAATAATGAAGAAGAATTGGAAAAGAAGTTCAGTATTTCACACAATTTTACTACATCAGTAAGAGGTCTAAAGATACGCGGTAGTTATCCTACTTTAGAGGAAGCTGAAATGCGCGCTAAGTTGCTACGAGAAATTGACCCTAACCACGATGTTTTTGTAGGACCTGTGGGTTTATGGATGCCATGGGACCCAGAAGCTTATAAGACAGGTAAGGTCGAATATATGGAAGATGAGCTTAACCAGTTGATGAAAGAAAAGAATAAAAACGACCAAGAGGCGAAGGTGGCGTTCGATGAACGTGTAAAAACGACGAAAAAAGATGCTATCAAGGATAACATCGAAAAGGCGGAAAAATCTGGAAATGTCTTGACACAGACAGTTGATAAGGATGGAAATTTGATTGGTATTAACAACAATACACAGATTGAATCACTTACTGGAAAAGACCAGGAAATCTCATCAGCTGATATTTGTAATGAATTGTTTGAAGGTGAAAATATTATTATGGGTAAAAGTGATAATGGTAAATCACAATTAGTGAGTGGACCTTTTGTGGAAGACAGTAAGAAGAAGAAGGACTAATTATACACAAATAGAGTTATACATACATTTATAAGCTCTTTTAACAAAGACCTCTCCACTTACATCGGAATAGTTGGATTCTATATCATACCCGTCTAGATCTTCGTATTTACTTTCATCTTCTTCATTTGTATCGGTAACATGTACTCTTCGTTGATCTTTGCGTAATAACTTGATGGGATATATTATACATATGTACACGTAATAATAAATTATGGCACATGTAGCCACTATGGCTCCAACCATGGCGACTATTCGCATTACATTTACTGCCGTGTCCATATTAAATATTTATTAATTATTGAATATTTAATATTGATTATTTATTAGTTATTGATTTATTATTGGTTTTGTTTATATTATCCACCGTATCCTGTTAACAAATATATAATAATGTATCCTAAAAATGTCGCTAAAATTGTCACTGCAAATAATTCAAAATCTCGGTAATAATTGTTATTAATAAGTTTGCATCGTAATGAATCATTTTTATTTTTTTTACATTCATTTTCTTCTTTAATCACATATTCATTTACTCGAATAGCAATAATAGCTGTAATAGCTGTTATAATGGAAATACCTAAATAATGCTGGTAGTTATACTTAAAATTCATTTTGTAAAAAGGGCTAAATAATGGTTTCATATCAATCTATATATAAATACTATATATAATACATGTCATATTATATATAATAAATCGTGGTGATGTCTGATAATTAATATCCATTAAATTACCATCTACTTTTTTTCACATTTATACGCGGACCTCCGCCTCTTTTCTTGACAGCACTAGGATCATATTTTTCATCTTCGTCGTCTGAATTCATATCCTTAGATAAATCCCAAAATTCTTTAGACCCTAATCTAAAGTCACCGTGACTACTTGCCTTGTACCAAAACACCTGGTCATATAATTTATTGGACTTTGAATTGTTATTGATAACTAGACACTCGTAATTTTCCGTACACTGATCCATAACCTGACAAAACGATTCAAATGTAGGAAACATTCCTGCATAATTCTCATATATTCGTTTTCTATTAGCTATATAATTCTCTCTTAGAATAAAAACGTAATCTATATTAGTTCGTAACATAGGCGGTATACCCAACGGATATTGCATGGTAATGACTAACATTATCTTCCAGTGACGCCCATTCATGAAGAGTAAACGCATCATTTTATCTCGTGTCCAGCTACCATCAAACAGACAATCGTCGAGAATTACAAATGCACGCGGGTCTATTGTAGTTCTTTTATATGCAGTCATCTCTTTTTTCACTTCTTTTAATACTGTCCTCTGCCGTTTGAGTATATTTTCAATAATGCTTGTATTATACTCGTTATGAACAAATAATCTCGGGACCATTTTTCCGTAAAACCCATTACCTTCTTCTGTACCAGATATAACTGTTCCTATAGGTATGTCTTGATGATAATACAATAAATCTCTGACCAAAAAACTTTTACCAGTATCACGCTTTCCGATTAAAACTACTACTGGACCTTTGTTTTCGGTTGGCTTGAAACTGATATTCTTCATATCAAATTTTTTTAATTCTAAAGTCATATGATTGATATATACATAATATTTATTTATTTAACATATTTAACGAAACTTTGTAGTTTATAACTAATATATGCGAAGATATGCGAAGATATACTAATTATACTAAAACTATACTAAAACGAAATGAATAATATTATTAGTTCAAAATGTAATAATAATTTTATTTTATACATAATAATAACTTTAATGGATATTAATTATCATAAAAGTAAAAACGGGGAATTGTTTGCAAATTTAGAAAAAGCAGATATTTTAAATTCAGAAAATACACAAAATTTTCTGCCTATTTATACCAGATTTTTTAGTTTGAATCAAACAAACTATAACAATATAATTCTTAACAACGAATGGAACATCCAATCTGTTAATTATAAGGAGAAGGAAAATGCAAATATTTACAACACTTTTCTGTTTAACACCAAAACTAAAAAGAAAAAAGAAAGTAGTGTATTTATAAAATTCGCTCCTTTACTCGACCCTTGTAAATACATTATAGGGAAGTATGATACGACCAATAAGGAGTTATTTAACCTACCAAATATTACTAATGAAAATGTATATTCTAAAATCAAGAATTACAATAATAGTGCATATGTTGATAGTTTTTTCACTTATTTGAACAGTAAATTATTGCGTGCTCATAACTTTTTTCATGGTGTTGATTATTTTGGCTCTTTTATTACAGTAAAGAAAGATTATGAAGTCAATATTGCCGACGACCTTGAATATTTAGTAGATTCCGATTTTTTCAATAAAAATAAAAATAAATTGTTCAAGGTAGATGATTATGATTATTTATTTGAAAATGACTGCGATAGTAAGTCAGGTAGAGCTCCTATTAAAATTAATAAATCAGTCTCTTGTAATTCAAATAAATCAATAGAAATGTTGGATGATAGTGATTTAGCTGATACAACACAAACTATTAACAACGATATAATAGAGATTGGTATTCATGATAGTAAACAGAAAGATGTAAAAGATCTAGATTCAGTTTCTATCGGTTCCATCACATCAAATAACTCTGCATGTTCGGATTCGTGCTCATCTACTTCATCTTATACTTCTGATGAAAACGATGGTAGTGATGATGAAATGGATTGTGACGAGGATGGCGATGACGACGATGAGGGTACAGCTAGTACATCCAGTATGACTGAGTATACAGATGATAGTGACGAAATGTCCTGCTCAGATGTATCAGCAAGTGATGAAATCATTAATGTCACCTTTGAAAAATTCCCAGTACAATTAATATTCATGGAACGATGCAAAAACACACTTGATGACATTTTAATGAATGGGGATATGAATTATGATGAATGGTGCTCATGTCTAATGCAGGTTATCATGATTTTAATTACTTATCAACGAACATTTAGTTTTACACATAACGACCTTCATACCAACAATATTATGTATTGTGACACCGACGCACAATACTTATATTATAAATATGAGAACAAATATTACAAAGTGCCTACTTTTGGCAAAATATACAAGATAATTGATTTTGGCAGAGGGATATATAGGTTTAAAGGTAAAATATTTTGCAGCGATAGCTTTAAGAGTGGCGAAGATGCTGCTACACAATATAACACAGAGCCATTTTTAAATAAAAATAAACCGCGTTTAGAACCCAATTATAGTTTTGATTTATGTAGATTGGCTTGTTCCATTTTTGATTATTTAATAGAGGATATTACTAATATTAAGGGTGTGTTAAAAGATCCGATAGCGAAGTTGATTAATGAATGGTGTTTGGATGATAAAGGTATTAATATTTTGTATAAATCTAATGGTGATGACAGGTACCCTGATTTTAAATTGTATAAAATGATAGCTAGAATCGTTCATAATCATACACCAGATAATCAATTAAAACGAGAACATTTTTCACGGTTCGTGTGTAATAATATAGGCAAAACTAATGATTTATTGGATATAGATAGTATTCCTAGTTATGCTAATTAGGCGTTTTATATGATGATATATTCTAGTACATGATAATTTTAATTATTAAATAATTTGTATAATTAATTTTTGTATATAAATTATTTATTTGTAGTGATAATATATATAAGTAGTATGAATAATAATGATGCTGCAAATGAATCAGTAGAAGATATCCTTAAGACATTAGATGTTGCAATAAAAACATACACAGATAATAGTCAACAATTCCGTGAAAAAACTATATCAAAGCTCGAGTTAATAAGTAAAAAAGTAGAGGAAATTATGAAATCAAAAGAACAAATTGACACAAATGAGAAAGAAATGCAACGACTTAAATCGGAAGGTGACCAAAATACCGAAAAGATTAATCAATTACAGGATGAAAACAACAGACTTAAAGGTGGAATAAAGAAAGCTATTGTCGATATTAATAATTTGAATGATGCGGATAACGGATCAAATAAGGCTATAACTGGCTTTATTAAAAATATAAGTTATAAACTGGGTCTGGATACTA